CCTTCATGCCAGCCAGGGAGGTGGCGATAGTCTCGCCGTCGTCGGTCGCCAGGAAGCTGGCAAGAGCCTCCATGGGATCCATCATCTCGTCAAACTCATCCTCGCCCTCGGCGTCCAGGTCAATGTCTGGGTTCTCATCATGGTCAGCCATATGTACTATTACTGGGACAAAAATGTTTATGTCCTGAGGCGCGCGGTCTGGTCCGCCCCGCGTCCGAAATTATTTTCTTGGCTAATGTCAAAATGGCGGGTGGACTTATGCAGCTTGTTGCTTACGGCGCTCAGGACGTTTACCTCACCGGTAACCCCAAGGTGACTTTCTTCCAGGCGGTGTACAAGCGTCACACCAACTTTGCGATGGAGCTGATCCAGCAGACCACCAACGGTTCCCCCAGCAGCAGCGGTCGCGTGTCCGTGACCATTGCCCGCAACGGTGACCTGGTCGGCAACATGCACGTGTGCCTGACCCCCACGTCCAACATTCTGACCTCCAACAACAACGTGTTCGACACCAACTGGGTGGCTGAGCGCGCCATTGCCGCAGTTGAGCTGACCATCGGTGGCCAGCGCATCGACAAGCACTACCAGACCTGGTGGCGCCTGTACGCCGAGGTGTTCCTGAACGAGTCCGACAAGTACGCCTGGGGCAAGATGACCACTCAGTCCAACCCCACAGCGACTGGCACGACTGCCCTGTCCTTCTCCAAGGTGTACCTGCCTCTGCTCTTCTTCTTCAACCGCAACCCCGGCCTGTACCTGCCCCTGATCGCCCTGCAGTACCACGAGGTGCGCCTGGACTTCGACCTGACCTCCTACTACGCCAGCTACTTCGGCACGGGCAACGCCTTCGAGGTGTGGGCCAACTACGTGTACCTGGACACTGAGGAGCGTCGCCGCTTCGCCCAGAAGGGTCACGAGTACCTGATCGAGCAGGTGCAGCACACCGGTGGTGACCAGCTGCTTACAAGCAACTTCACTGAGGGCTCCGTGCAGCTGGTGCGTCTGTCTTTCAACCACCCCGTCAAGGAGCTGGTGTGGTGCTACACCAACCCTCTTGGCAGCGCCACAGCTCAGCTCAACTCCATGTGGAACTTCTGCACGTCCACTGGCAACGTGAACGTGACGTCCAACGTTCTGGCTCTGCAGGCATCCAACAACTACGTCATGCCCAACGTGACCGGTGTGCCCCAGCTGGTGAGCACCGCCGGCTGCACGGCCGTCAACTTCGGTCTGGCCGGTATTTCAACTTTCCCGCCCTTCTCCGGAAACTGCTACTGGCTCGAGCAGGGCACCCAGCTCGTTAACCCCACCGCTACCACCGGCGGTACCGGTGTTGAGGTTGGTCCTCTGCACCTGTTCAAGGTGATCCTCAACGGTCAGGACCGCTTCAAGGAGCAGTTCGGCAACTACTTCAACCAGGTCCAGCCCTTCTACCACCACACCGGCACCCCCTACCCCGGTATCTACGTGTACTCCTTCGCTCTGCAGCCCGAGGAGCACCAGCCTACCGGCACTTGCAACTTCTCTCGCATTGACAACGCCCAGGTGTCCGTGCAGGTGAAGTCCGCCACCCAGGCAACCCTGCAGAAGCTGTTCGCAGTGAACTACAACATCCTGCGTATCCAGTCTGGCATGGGTGGATTGGCCTTCTCAAATTGATTCCACCCATACATATTCTTGTGTGGTAGGACTTCTAAAATATCAAAACTCCAAAAATACGGGCTTCGGCCCCAAGAACGTTCCAGGTTCTTGGGACCTACTCCTGATCTTCCTCAGCCTCTGCCTCTGCCTCAGCCTTCTCCTCAACCAACTCCAGTGAAATAACTGGAAACTCATACCACTGAATATCCGAGTCGAGATCAGCCATATCACATGGAAACGAACGTAGAACCTGAAGATCGATGAACGGCTTCATATCATCGTCCGAACCGAAAAACAGGTGATCCGCGCGGATCCGTTCGGCACGTATATCAGACAACATGATGATGCTGGTCACCTTGTTGAATGCGATGCGAAACATCATATCATCGCAGTCCTCGTCTTCGCAGTGGTCATCCAGAAACGTATACGGGCGAAGATATGTCATGTTGTACAATTTTTTGGCTGTCAAAGCCTCCTTTTTCTTAAACACACTCTGACAAATCTCCATACCCTCCTTGTACTGGGCATCTGTCAAGTGTTCTTTGATCGAGTCGATGAAATCTGAAATATCATGCGCTGTCATTTACAAGCAAGCACAAAACCTCTCTATCTTCCTCACAATTGACCTAAAAAAAGATGTCATGTCCACGAGTGGGATTACTTTTCGGCAAAAAAATAAACACAAAATGGAGGCACGTATCACCGTACTCATGGCTGAGCTTTCGGCGCTCACGGGGCACATTCCGCGCTATATGATGCGGGACTTGAAGCGTCTCGGTGTGACTATGCGCGCACGTATGTACGAGCCAGCCGTGCGCGTACGAGCAGTGACGACCCATACCATGTGTACGGGCAAGACGGCAAAGGGCGCGGCATGCAAAAACAAGGCGTGCACGGGCTTTGAGATGTGCCGGATCCACTACAAGCAGAGTCAGCGTATGACGTCAGAAGTTGAGGCGGTCATTCCGTGTACGGGCACGACGGCAAAGGGTGCGCCGTGCAAGTGCCCGCGGTTCCGCGGTTTTGAAGTGTGCTGGCGCCACGCCAAGAAGGAGGGTCTTCTTCCTGACGTGCCGACAGATTGTGCTATATGTATGAACGATATGGTTCCATCCGAGCGAACAAAGACCAAGTGTGGTCACTATTTCCACACGGCGTGTTTGACGCAGTGGGCGACCCGGCGTGGTACGACAAGCACATCGAGCCGCCGACGTACGATTGGCGCACCGTGTCCCATGTGCCGCGCGCCCTTTACATTGCCCGCGCCGCCGCCTCCGCCGATCGAAGGTCCCGATTGGTACGTGATGGGCAATACGCCGCCGACGAACATGACATCCGGTGCAGAGTGGGTGGAGCGTCTGAATGCAATCTCGACAAACCCGACGTTTTCACTCCAGACGCTTCGGTATAACGCCGAGTATGTCGGTCGCGAACTTCTCAGACTTTACGCGGACACGGGCAGATTCCCGCACGCCACATTGGTTTTGACAGTGATGCAGATCTACGGCATCACTCGGGGGTAGAAGCAGGTATCAACGGCGCCCATCATACTCACGGTCCCGGATGGCGCGGTGTTCCGGCCACCATCCGGGACGAGGACGCCACGGGTAATCTGGACGCGGACGACGCTCTGAACGCCTGAAGACCAAGAAGAACACGAGGATGATGAGAACAATCAGGAGTGCCTGAGTACCGGTAAGACCTGCCATTTAAGAAGTGTAAACAAATTAATTCTATGGATGATAGGTTATTCGAAGAGCTCATATTCCAATTGAACAATCATACCAACATGGCACATTGGGAAGCGACTGACCGACTCGGCGCCGACGACTTGGAAAACATCAACGCAACTATCCGTCATGTTTTTGCACCCTATATTCGTCAGTACGCATACACGGCAGTCATGACCACGTTACAAACGTGTCGAAACACACTGTGTCACGTCGTCTGGGCGTCGATGAATGTACCGTTTCCACGTGATCCGTTCGAACACATCGACCGTGTCGTCGAAAACGCAGTGAATGTGCTGCGACAAATGACGAGTCCGCGCGAAATGATCATGGCGAATCACTGTGCCCACATGATTCAGAGAAACTGGCGGAGAGCCATTGCAGATCCGTCGTACCTCGTGTGTCGAAACAGGCTGATGTTTGAGTTTAAACAAATGTCTCGTCAATAAATAAGATGCAAATCTTCGTGAAGACCCTGACAGGCAAGACTATCACACTCGAGGTTGAGAGCTCAGACACGATCGCCAGTGTCAAGTCCAAGATTCAGGACAAGGAAGGCATCCCTCCGGATCAGCAGCGACTCATCTTTGCAGGCAAGCAGCTCGAGGATGACCGCACGATGGCTGATTACAATGTGCAGAAAGAGTCGACGCTCCACCTCGTCCTCCGCCTCCGTGGAGGTGCGTAAAAAATGTTGGTGCATAGTAATGCACGCAAACTCGAACGCAAACGCATTGTCCAAGGCGATGAATACACCGAACACTCGAAACCTCTTGAGCCAAATGAACGCAATAAAGTATCGGATGATTAATATATCGAATAACGATCCCAATATCATGATGAAGATGAACAACGCGGGTCGTCGTCTCGAAAATCTGAGAACGAAGTTGCGTAGTGTACAGAATAAGGCGTACCGTAATTATATGGCTAAGAAACGCTAGGTCGCTCAAAGAGCGTGTAAATTTTCTAATCATCACAGTAATGTGGATGTACGTCTATGACAACAGTGTGATTGTTGACACAGATGCGTACACAAAGTCTCAGCCCGTTAATTTTGAACAAGTCAGAGATGTCATTGAAAGCATCGCTCAGCCCGTGAACGCCTACATTGACGTGTCACGAGTTGACCTCACACAAATCGATATCATCGGTGTCGTGAAGATTATATGGGCACTCCACCAACACACTCGGAACCAGAACCTGCTGAACAAATTGTACTTTATCGGCGCTGGTCCATTCGTACGGTCGGCATGGTATGCTACTCAGTGCGTACTGCCTACGTTTGTCAGAAGGTGTGTGATTTTTAAATCTTCATAAAAGTAAATGAACGAAGTTCGGCAACAGAAGTTCGGGACCACACGACAAGATGCGATAAAACATCTTGTGAGATCTATCAAAACCCGTACTGGAGGCAATACCAGGTCGCCCAGGAATTTCAGTAATTTCAGGTTTCACACTACTCAGCCTCAGCATCAAGACTCTGAATTAGAACGGTTGTTTTATCTTCTCACAAAAGATCTCCCTAAAAACATTCGCGACAAAGCACAGAATGCTCGTTTGTATCTTCGATACCACTCTGGTAGCGCGAGTGCCTATGCACTTAAGCAGCGGCTTCATAGAAACGTGATTTCAAACCCAATTGAAGGTGAGGCATTTCTGCAGTTTCTTTACTACCTAGATACACCAAAAATAGGGAATGCCAATGCCCCGCCAAATCAAAGAGGTTCTCTTATTTTACACCCAAGCCCGAATAAGGTGTACACTTTTATACCCGAAAAAGGTCGTATTGTTTTTTTCAATCCAGCTGTGACATACCATGAGGTGAGTGCACCAGTGGTAAATCCTGCTGGAAACGTGAATCGGAACATGATTATAGGGTTTTTATTCAAAAGTACAAACAACCAGACCCCGGTCAATAAACAAAATATAGCAAATTCACCTAGTGCAGCGGCTGTTCGGGCGCTCGCTGCAGCGAGTAGAAATGAAATTTTGCATATCCTCCAGAGACGTCGTGCCGCGACGAGCAAAATCACACGAAAGAGAAAGAGACCATCAATTTCTCAACGGCTCAAAAATGCAAGAGCAGCTTCCGTAGCTGCTGCTACTCGCCGACAAAACAATATGAACACAAGTAGTCCAGGTGCTACTCGCCGACAAAACAATAGTCCAGGTGCCACCCATTAAAATATTGATTCAAAGTATGGATCGCTTGTTTCAAAATTCAACGAACAATGGGCGTACCGGCTACGAGCTGACGTCCGCTGCGCCCAACGGCAGTCTCCGTACCGTATACAATGTCACCAAAGGTCAGAAGAAGATCCGTCCAGGTATGGCACGCATAGCGTCGGGTCAGCAGGGTGTCGTTTTTCTGGCATCGACAGACGCTGCCGGAAAACGTAAAATCATCATCAAGGTTTCACCCACTGCTAAGGCGTATTCAGCTGCAAACCAGGTGGCTCGCATCGAATACAATATACAAAAGGCTCTTTATAAGGTTGCCCCACGTCACATTCCGAAACCAATCAAGTTTTTCGAACAGAATCTCTTCGTCCCAGTCTCTGCATTTACGAACAGACGCACAGACTTCAATTACAAGAAGCAGATGGTCATGTACACAGAGTACGCACACGGTGGAACCCTGAACAAGTGGCTGCGTAAGATGGGCGACCGCATCACCGACAAGGTGATGGCGAACATCATTATCCAAGTGATTGGCACACTCAAGAAGATTCACGCCAAGTATCCCGAGTTTCGTCACAACGACCTTCACCTCGGGAACGTCCTCGTTGATGATACAGGTAAGAAGGTGCGTGTCTTGCTCACGGATTTCGGTCTGTCACGTCTGACGAAGACTGGGTCGAACCCAGTCGTCAATTCTGGAAGCTACCGAAGCTCTGGAATTTCAAATTCGACGTCGTACAAATACGATGCACACTATTTCCTGAATGCTCTGGACTCTGAAATCAAAAGCGGTCTCCCACGGACCAAGTCGTTTCTGGGTCGCATGCTCCAAGAAGGCTATCGCGGTGCCAACACGAACAAGTTGTCTGCGTTCCGCCTCAAGAATGGTGTATCAGATGCCGGTTTGCCGTCATTCACGTACATTCTGAAGGATCCTTTCCTTTCAGGAAAACCTGTACGGAGCGCACGTGCCGCGTCTTTCACGTCTCCATCCATAGGAGCGATGTTCAGATCGCCAACGCCAACCATGAATGCAGCTGACATTGCCACTCGCGCGCTGGCAAACATGCCTGGTGTCAGTGTAAGTCGTCCGAGCGCAGCCAATTTCATGCGCATGTCGCCTACTTCTCGTTCTGCATTCTTCACACGGGGTCGTGACCGTAACGCCTCGCGTAGCGTCGTCGTCCGGAACGTGGCGAGAACCCGCGGAGCGCCTGTCGTCCGTGAGACGATTCGCCGTGTCGCCGGAAATACCAGATTCCTGGACATGAGGAGAACAAGCGGGGCGCCTGACCCTACAGCCAGAACGCAAACCAGACCCACCCAAAGAATAGGAAACTCTCCGATGCGCCGGGCGATTGTGAGCAAGATGGTTCAGAACGCAATCAACAAGGCTGCGCGTTCTCTTTCTACGAACCGACCGACATCAGCTCAACGTGTACCACTCCCGGCAATGACGGCTGCTGAACGCACTCGTCTTGCACGAGGTGTCCGCAACGCCCGACGCGCCACAAACGTCGAAGTACGTGCTCGTGCTCAATCTGGACCAAGCCTCACCCCGAAACAGATTCTGAACAAATAAG